GCCGGGAGGATCGCGACTGGCTCGAGCTCTACCTCCGCGACCGGGCGCAGGCCCGCGCGCTGGTCGATGCCGGGCGCTGCCGCAAGGAAGGGGCGGCGGCATGATCGGGCGCGCGGTGGACATGCGGCGGGCGGAGCCGGTGCGGCAACAAGAACAACAACGGGAAGGGTGCCGCATGAGGGGCGCGAAGGGCCGGAAGGCCATGAAGGCGAAGCTGGTGAGCCTGAAGCTCGCGCCGTGGGATCTGGGGCCGCTCACGCCGGCGCAGATCGCGGGCAAGCGGATCGAGGAGGCGGCCGAGGTCGATCCGAAGACCGGCAGGAAGAGCAACCCGAACCGGGTGATCCGCACGAGGCGCGAGACCTGGGTCGGGCGCTATCACCGGCAGGGCAAGCTCTCGGTCGAGCAGGCGAACATCGCGGCCGAGCTCTTCGAGGCGGCCTCGGGCCTGCCCGCCCGCGATCCGCTGGCCGCCATCGCGAAGGTGGACACCAGCGGCAACCATGACCCCGAGGCGGAACGGGTGGACCGGCGCCGCAAGTTCTTCCGCATGTGGGAGGAGATCCCGAGCTTCGCCCGGCCCGTGATCCAGCATGTCGTTCTGGACGACCAGTCGCTCCACAGCCTGCCCGGGCGGCTCAACAGCCGGCACGAGGCCCGTCAGCTCGACCGCCTCCAGCGCGGCCTGCAGGCGCTCCACGAGGCATGGAGCTGACACCCGCTTGACGCGGCCCGATTGGTTCGGCAGATTGCCATCATCGAAGACAAGCGCCCGGTTGCGAGGAGCTCGCGCCGGCCGGCCAGGCGCACTGCACCGACCATGCTGCCGAGGCCGAGGCGCGGGCCCGCAGCCGGAAAGCTCGGGCCAAGGCCGGCGCCGCGGCGCAGGCGGGTGCGGCCTTCTATGCCACCGGCCGGTGGCGGCGGGCACGGGCGCGGTTCCTCGCGGCCCATCCGCTCTGCGCCGACTGCGCCGGCCTCGGGCTCGTGGTGGCCGCGGCCGAGGTCGATCACATCCGGCCGCACCGCGGCGATCCCGTCCTGATGTGGGACCGGGCCAACTGGCAGCCGCTCTGCCGGCCCTGCCACAGCCGCAAGACCGCGCGCGAGGTGTTCCACCCACCGGGGGGCATCGCAAAATCGGAGGGGTCGGCGAGGTAACCGGCGCTCGAACCTTCCTTTTCACGCGCGGCGAATTGGCAAAAAAAGCCCACCGGGCAGAGAGATGAGAGGAGCCGGGAAACCGGCGCCCTGCCCTCGCCCGGGCGGACGCAGACAGCGGACCCGCCGATCCCGGCGCGCGGTCCCGACAAACGAGGAGCCTCACGATGCGCGGGCAGAAGCCGAAGGTGTCGAACGTCATCCCGATGAAGGGCGACCTCGCCGCCCCCGTGCCGGAGGCGCCGGAGTGGATGAGCGCGGAGGGCCGCGAGGTCTGGGAGCGCCTCGCGCCGGTGCTCATCACGAAGAAGCGGCTCGAGCCCGCCTTCGAGGATCCGTTCGCGGTCTATTGCGAGGCCGTGGCCGATGTCATCCGCTTCACCGGCGACATCGCGGCCTTCGGCAGCTGGTACGAGGTCGAGACCCGCAACGGCCGCCAGCAGAAGAAGCGCGCCGTCTGGGGCCAGCGGCAGGATGCCATCGCCGTCATGAACCAGCTCGCCGCCCGCTTCGGCCTCACCCCCGTCGACGAGGCCCGCGTCCGCGTCACCGGACAGGGCGACCTCTTCGACGAGATCCTGAAGACCCTCGATGGAGCCGATTGACCATCCGGTCTCGCGCTATGCGCTCGATGTGGTCGAGGGCCGCGAGACCGCAGGCGAGCTGGTGCGCCTCGCCTGCCTGCGCCATCTGACCGACCTCGAGACCGGGCGCGACCGCGGCCTCTGGTTCGACTGCAAGGCCGCGAGCCGCGTCCTGAACTTCGCCGAGCTGATCCAGCACACCACGGGGCCGCTCGCCGGGCGCCCGCTCACGCTCCGGCCCTGGCAGGCCTTCCGCCACGGCTCGGTCTTCGGCTGGAAGAAGGAGGGCGGGCTCCGCCGCTTCCGCACCACCTATCATCAGGTGGCCAAGAAGAACGGCAAGACCACCGACACGGCGGTGCCCGCCCTCTTCACCGCGCTCTTCGACCGCGAGGCGGCGCCCCAGGGCTATTGCGCGGCCACCACGCGCGACCAGGCCGGGCTCCTCTTCCGCGAGCTCAAGCGCATGATCCGCGCCTCGCCGCATCTCTCGGCGCTGATGCAGGTCTGGCGCACCTCCATCGAGGTGCCCGCGACCGAGGGGCTGATCGCCTGCCTCTCGCGCGACGGCAACAGCTCGGACGGGATCAACCCGCACTTCGCCGCCCGCGACGAGGTCCACCGCTGGACCGACCGCGAGCTCGCCGAGGTGCTGACGAACTCGATGATCGCGCGCGCCCAGCCCATCGACTGGGCCATCACCACCGCCGGCGCCGACCGCGCGAGCCTCTGCGGCGAGATGCGCGACTATGCCGAGGAGGTGGTGCGGGGCACGGTCGCCGACGACAGCTTCTTCGCCTATGTGGCGGAGCCCCCGGCCGACTGCGACGTGGCCGACCCGCGCTTCTGGAAGATGGCGAACCCGAACCTCGGGGTGGCCTTCTCGGAAGAACGCTTCGGCGAGATGTACCGCGAGGCGACCGTGATCTCCGGCAAGATGCCGAACTTCCGCCGGCTGCACATGAACCTCTGGACGGAGGGCGCGCAGACCTGGATCGCGCGCGACGTCTGGGACCGGGGCGCCGAGCCCTTCGATCCGCGGTCGCTCTACGGCCTGCCCGCCTGGGTCGGGCTGGACCTCTCGAAGACCACCGACCTCACCGCGATCTCGGTCGCGGTGCCGAAGGACGGGCAGATCTATCTCCTGGCCTATTCCTTCCTGCCCGAGGGGCCCAAGGGCTTCATCGCCCGGGCGCAGAAGGAGAAGCGCGAATATGTCGCCTGGCGCGATGCGGGCTGGCTCGAGGTCCATTCGGGCGGCGTGATCGACGAGGATCAGGTGATCGAGCGGCTGGAGACGATCCGGGCCCGGTTCGACCTGCGCGAGTTGGCCTACGACCGCTGGGGGATGAAGTACATGGCGAAAGAACTCCTGAAGCGGCGCTTCCCGCTGGTCGAGCACGGGCAGGGCTACGGCTCGATGTCCTCGCCGATGAAGCGCTTCGAGGAGGCGGTGGCGAAGGGCCGGATCCGGCACGCCGGCAATCCGGTGCTGGCCTGGGCGGTGGGGAACGTGCACCGCGACGAGGATGCGGCCGAGAACATCAAGCCGAACAAGGCCCGCTCGAAGGGCCGGATCGACCCGGCGGTGGCCGCGACCATGGCCTTGGGGGCGCGCCGAAGCCGCCGAAGGCCGCCGCCGCGCACGGGAGGTGGAGACGGCGTGAGCGGAGGCTTCTCCGGCATTGCGCTGCCCCGGGGCCGGCAGCGCGGAACGAAGCCGTCACTGGGTGCCACTGCACCTGACCGCCGCAAACTCCGCCAGCCCCTCATCGCAGCCGTCGGTGAAGCTCGCCACAGTGCGAGGATTCGACTGGTCGGGAAAGTGATAGATGGCGTTTACGCTGAACGGTCCTCCGCCGGAATGCCCAATGGCCCTTCCGGCCAGCCCCATCCTGCCGCTCATGAGGCCCAAGCCATAACCGCACTCTGTCCAGGGGCGTCCGTCAATCGCGCCGCCCACGGGAACGCAGGTCAGCATCTGCTGGAGCGACGTTGTTCTCAGGATCTTCCCGGCAAACAGCGCGTGCAGCAACAGCGCGGCATCTCTGGGGGTCCCGATCAAGCACCCGTGGTAGACCCACCCCGGATGATACCTTTGTGCGGCGCCCCAATGCACACGCGAGAACTGCTTTCGGTCAATGGCCAGCTCCAGGCTTCGAAGCCCAAGCGGGACGCTGATCATGTCCTTGACCAAGTCGCCAAGAGACTGGCCCGCAGCTTCTTCCACCAGCTCGCGCGCCAACATGTAGCCGACATTCGAGTAGGCCCAGCCGCAGCCTGGCGCGAAACGCATTCCCTGCGCCAGGGCTACCTGTAAGAGATCATCGCGTGACCAAGGCACCTCATCGTTTGCAACAGCGCGATGATAGGCGGGAAGCGTGCCATAGTCCGGTAGGCCGGCTGTGTGGTTCAGAAGCTGGCGCAGGGTGAAGGGTCTTTCCCGCAGGGGCTGATCCAGACTGATCTTGCCGCCTTCTGCCAACCTCAAGGCAATGATCGCGATGACCGTCTTGGTGAAGCTCCAGTAGGGAAAAAGCAGGGCTCCACCGCTGTCTGCCACCTCAGCGCTCGGAGCAGGAAGGATGCAGGAAAAGATGCGTCTGCGCGGTGTCATCGTTGCAGCATAATGCCCTGCCGACCGGCAGCAATGGGCTCGGAGCGGACACTGCGCTTCCAGACCCTGAAGCTCTCACCAGCACCACGGAAGACAACGAACTGGCGCTCCTTGCAGGATCGTCTGGCGGAAGGAAGGACCGGCATGAGCAGATGGCCCCGATTTGGCGCTTCGCGAATGGCGGGCGCCAGCGCCCCGACGCCTAGACCGAGGCCGGCCGCGCCGAGCTCCAGCGCAGCCTCAACGAGGCCGAGGCCGCCTTCCACGCCGCTGTCTCCGCCGGCCGCGCCATCCCGGCGGCCGAGCTCGCGGCGCGCCTCAGCGTGACCGACGATCCGCAGGACGGCGGCGCCACCTTCCGCGCCCCCGAAGCCATCCGCCGTGGCCTCGCCGACCGCACCGAGACCCGCACCGCCTTCTACGCCCGCCTCACCGCCCGCACGACCCCGAGGCCCCGCAGCCCCAGCCGCGCCTTCGCCGCCCGCGCCGCAGCGGCGGCAGCGCTCGCCCGGAGCTGATCGGCACGGGATAGGGTCGCGGTCAGTCGACGCTGGCCAGCTTCATCGTGACGATGCCGCTGACGATCAGGAGCGCGCCGATGACGCGGGCGGTGCTCACGACTTCTCCCAGCACCGCGACCCCGACGATGAAGGCGCCCACCGCGCCGATGCCGGTCCAGATCGTGTAAGCGGTGCCGAGCGGAAGCGTCCTCATCGCGACGGACAGGAGCCCGAAGCTCGCGATCATCGTGATGAGGGTGACGGCGGTCGGCACGATCAGGGTGAAGCCCGCGGACTTCTTCATGAAGAAGGCCCAGACGATCTCCAGGACACCGGCGGCGACAAGACAGACCCAAGCCATGCTTGATCTCCTCTGTCGGGCCGTCCCGCATGCAAGACCGTGATGGCGAGGTCGTCCTCGCCGCACGACATAGCCTCTCCCGGGCGCTACTCAAGAGCCTGACCAACCGAGCCGCCTGAGGCTGGCCCCCTGCTGCTCCCCTCCACACCCTTCCCCACCCCGGCGGGCGGTTTCAGCGCGCCTGGCGCCGGAGCATGCAGGTGACACCTGATCGCCACGGTGGCTATGTTTGCAATCAAACTTGCTAGAATTACATCTGGGCGCACCGCAGTCTTGCACGGTGTAATCACTCCGGGAGGCTGCCTCACTTGCTCGTACACAATCGGTCCGCATCCTACACCGCACCCCGCGCGCTTCTCGTCGGCCATTTCTCGACCGTCGGCGACGTGGAGGTGCTGCGGCAGACAGAAGCCCGGCTGCAGGCACTTGGGATGCCTTACGATGTCGCTCCCTACACCGATGCCCGCCAATCGGTCGACAGCACTTGGCTGAACCGGTACATCCTGGATCCCGAACGCTATTCGCATGTGATCGTTGTCTGTGGCCCGCTCACACCCGCGATGGCTGCCCAGCACGAGATCATCTTCGGTCGCTTCAAGCACTGCGTCCATATCGGGGTGAACCTGACGATGGTCGAGCCGCTCGCGGCCTTCAATCCGTTCGAGATCTTGCTCGAGCGAGACAGTGACAGGACTGTGCGCCCGGACCTGAGCTTCCGCGAGACACCCCTCCGTGTTCCTGTCGTCGGACTGTGCCTGGCAGGATTTCAGAGCGAGTATGGAGATCGCCAGAAGGGCAGTCTGGCCGAGCAAAAACTGCGACGCTTGATTGAGCGCGCGGGCGCCGCGCACATCGAGATGGATACTTCTGTTCCCGCATCCACGAACCGCTTCGGCCTCTCTAACGCGGCGCAGTTCGAGTCCATTTGCGGACGGCTCGATGCCATGCTGACTACGAGGCTGCATGGTATGGTTCTGGCCCTCAAGAACGGCGTACCGACGGTTGCGATCGATCCGGTTAGCGGCGGGGATAAGGTCACCCGGCAGGCACATAAACTCGGGTGGAAAGAGGTCTTCGATGCGGAGGAGGCAAGCGAGGACGACCTCCTGGCGGCGCTGAACCGATGCCTGTCGGACGCCGGACGTGTGGATGCAGGTCTCGTGCGCGATAGGGCATTGTCACTGCTGACTGACTTCGACAGGGATTTCGCCGCAGCACTCCAAGTCGAGCCCAGGCCCGAATTACGCGACAACCTGATACCGAAGGCCGGCCCGATCCGTGACCTTAGAAAACGCTTCAAGATGTGGAAGCGACGGAGACGTGCGCAGCGGCTGCACAAATGAACTTCGGACAGCTGACTTTCAGTTGAGGCACCATCATCGAGCGACTGAGATCACGCGCCCCTTCCCTTGTTCAACCGCGTATCATCTCCGAATGAATGCCTCTGCACCGCCGAGGTTGTGCCAGAGAAGTTTGAGAGTTGGCGCCGCTCCGGCCTGCCGGAGAAGGCGCCATGCTGTCACCAGTTCGGAAAGAGCTTCCGCGTAAGCTGCCTTCGGACCTTGGCTGCCAGCAGCCCGGAACCAGCTTGGGCCGGGAGCGGATGTGGCTATTGAGCCAGATCGCCGAACACATCCTGCACCCGTGGCGGGCTCGAATCTGACCCACCTCTGACCTGAGCCGAGCCGCCCGCGGCCACCGCCCGCGGCCAGCCCTTACCCTCCCCCGTCACCCCTTCCCCCATCCCCCGCCTGTGGCGGGGCCGTTCGGCTGCGCGGATGCAGCCCTGCCAAGAGAGGATCCCAGGGCACGACAGAACCTCGACGACCTGCGCCGCGCCCGGAAGGCCGCGGCCGACACGATGGCCGCGGTGGCCGCCCGCATGGGCGCGCTGGAGACAGCCGAGACGCCGGACGCCGCCGCGCTCGAAGCCGAGACCGCGGCCTTTGCTGCAGCCGAAGCCGCCTTCGCCAGGGCCGCTGCCGCGCCGGCGCATGACGAGGCCTTCGCGGCTTCAACGCCTCCGGTTGGACGCTCTGACGCTGCGGCCAGCCAGCGCGCGCTCCTCCTCGGCCTCCCTTCCTCGGCCCCGGCGCTCCCCGGGACCGAACTGCGTTCGGGCGCCTCGCTCGGCGCATGCCTCTTCCCCCCGCCCCGGCGCTGCCCGACGTGCCCCCCCATTCTCCCGGAGAGATCCATGAAGACCACCGTGACCTTCATCCGCCCCTGGAACCGTTACAACCGCGGCGAGACCGCGGGCTTCGACCTTGCGACTGCCGCGGCCCTGAGCGGCGTCCATGCCGTGCCGTATCGGCCCGCCGAGGCGGCGTCCGCCGCGATCCCGGCCCCTGCCCCCGCGGAACCGGCACCTGCCCCGAGCTTCGAGACCGCCATGGCCGCGCTCGAGGCCCCGGCCGAGACCGCGCCGAGGGCCGCCGCAACCGGAGCCGACCTGCCGGTGCAGGGCCGGCGGAAGTTAGCCCATGCGCGTGATCGAGCCCCCAGCGCTCGCAGTGTCGGCCGAGGCCTTCAAGCGGGCGGTCCATCTCGACGGGCCCGACGACGACCTCCTGATCGCCGAGCTCCTCGCCGCCGCCACAGAGGTGGTCGAGACCGCTGCCCGCCGTGCCCTCATGCCCCGGCTCGTGGCCTTCGAGATCCCGGCCGGGCGCTGGTCGCGCTGGTATCTGCCCATCGCGCCGGTGATCGAGCTGGTGGAGATCTCCGATCCCGCCGCCCGCCTTATCCGCGGCTTCACCGAGCCCGCGCTCGAGCGGACGGCTGCCGAGGGCGCGGTCAGCCTCACCGCGCTCTGCGGCCACGAGGATCCGGCCCGGATCCCGCGCGGCCTCTGCCAGGCGGTGATCCTGCTCGCCAAGGAATGGCACGACGCCGGGATCGGCCCGGCCGAGAGCGCCCCGCCGCTCTCCTTCGGGATCCAGCGGCTGATCCGGCAGACCCGCTACGCCCGGCCGATGGTGTCGGAATGAGAACCGCGCCCGTCCCCGCCGCCTCCCCGGAGGCCGCATGAGAGCCCCGCGCTTCGATCGCCGGATCCAGATCCAGCGCGCCACGCCCGCCGACGACGGCTTCGCCTCGGTCGAGGTCTGGGCCGACCACGGCCCGCCGATCTGGGCTGCGAAGGCAGACCTGAGCGACGGCGAACGCTGGAGCGCCGGCGAGGTGGCGGCCAGCGTCACCACCCGCTTCACGCTGCACCGTACCGCCTTCGCGAGAGGCCTCACGCCGAAGGATCGGCTCGTCTCCGACGGCCGCAGCTTCGAGATCTCCGGCATCAAGGTAAGCGGCGCCGCCGGCCGCTTTCTCGAACTGACCTGTTCCGCGAGGACCGACCGATGAGCGTCACCGTCTCCGTCACAGGCCTCCGCGAGCTCGAGGCCCAGCTGGCGAACCTCTCCCGCGCCGCCGGCAAGGGCGCGCTCCGCCGGGCGCTGCACCGGGCCGCGAAGTCCCTCGCCGAGCTCGCGGCCAGCAAGGCCCCCGAGCGCAGCGGCGCGCTGAAGGGCTCGATCATCGTCGGCGCGAAGCTCAACGGTCGCCAGACCCGGCTGCACCGGCGCCTGTTCCGCGACGAGCGCGCCGCGGTCGAGCTCTTCGTCGGCCCCTCCTACCTGCGGGGCGACGGCGGCCGGCATGGCCACCTCGTCGAGTTCGGCACGCTCCATATGGCCGCCCAGCCCTTCCTGCGCCCGGCCTGGGATCAGGACCGCGAGGCCCTCCTCGAGCGCCTCCGCGCCGATCTCGGGGAGCAGGTCTCGAAGGCCGTCGCCCGCGCCGAGAAACGCGCTGCACGAGCGGCGGCCAAGGCGCGAGGCTGAGCCATGGAGGAAGATCTCCGCGCCCTCCTCCTCGGCGCGCCGGCGGTGGCGGTCCTCGTGGGCCCCCGCGTCAACTTCGGCCGCCACCCGCAGGGCGAGCCGCTGCCGGCGCTCGTGCTCACCACGGTGAGCGACCGCGAGGGGCTGACCCTCAGCGGGCCGGACGGGCTGCAGCGCGCCCGCGTCCAGATCGACTGCTGGGCGCCAAGCTGTGGCGAGGCCAAGCGCCTCTCCCGCGCCGTGCGGGAGCGCCTCCACGGACACTCCGGCGGGGGCTTCCGCGCCCTCATCCTCGAGGCCGCGCGCGATCTCGGCGCGCCCGAGGCTCCCGGGCGGCCCTTCCGGGTCTCGCTCGACTTTCTCGTCACCTACTCAGCATAGGAGGGCCCGATGGCCAGCAGACAGATCACCGCCTATGGCGCCAAGGTGGAGCGATCCACCGATGGCCAGGACTTCACCCCGATCCCGGAATGCAAGGGGATCGCGGTGCCCTCGGTCGAGACCGACTATCTCGAGGCGACCTCGCTCGACAGCCCGAACGGCTTCAAGGAATATATCAAGGGCCTGAAGGACGCAGGCACCATCTCGCTCCCCTGCGGCTACACGGCGGAGGGCTACGAGCAGCAGCTGGCCGACCAGGCCGCGCGCGACCCGATCTTCTACCGCACCACGCTCGCCCCCGCCCCGGGCCAGGCCACCGGCGACATCTTCACCTTCCGCGGCTTTCCCACGCCGCAGATCGAAGGGAACGATGTGGGCGCCATCGTCGGCATGACGATCTCGATCCGCACCACCGGCGATGTCGCCTGGAACAAGGGAGCTGCGGCATGAGCACGGTGCGCGGGATCCCGTTCGAGGCCGCGGGCACCGTCCGCACCCTCGCCTTCACCACGGCGGCGATGGTCCGCTATCAGCGCGCGGCCGGCGAGACGCTGATCGCGGGCGTGCTCGCGGTCGAGCGCGAGGGCTTCGACGCCGAGCGCGTGGGCCGGATCGTCGATGCCGGGCTCGGCGGCAAGCTCACCGAGGAGGAGGTCTTCGCCCTGATCGATGCCGTGGGCTATACCGAGGCGATCCGCCTCATCGGCCGGGCGTTCGAGGAAGCCTTCCCGGTGCCGGAGCCGAAGGCCGACCCCGACGCGGAGGCGGAGCCCGCGGGAAACGGCGCGGGGGTGTCGGAGACGACCCCGACCCCGTAGCCCCGCTCCTCGAGCACTGGCTGGGCGAGGCGCTCGACTGCGAGCAGTTCTGGCGCCTCACGCCGCGCGAGGTGGTGGAGGTGCTCCGTGCCCGCGGCCGCCACCGCGCGCGGCGCCTCGAGGAGCACCGGGCGCTCGCCCATTATCTCGCCGGCCTCTCGGCCTTCGCCTTCCACGATCCGAAGGCCATGCCGGACTTCCGCCCCGCCGGCGCCCCGCCCCGAGCGGCCGAGGCCGCGGTCAACATGGCCGACCACGAGCGGGTGCGTGGCGCGCTGATCGGCATGGCGCTCCGCGCCCGCTGATCCGGGCCGCCTATCCGGCCTGCACCATGGTCAGGAACTCGGCCTCGCCGATGATCCGGATCGGCTGGCCGTTCGCAATGCAGGCCTCGGCCTTGCGGTGCTTCGAGCTCTTCAGCTGCCCCGCGAGGCAGGAGAGATCCTGATCGCCCACGACGAGGAGGGTGGTCTGCTTCGTCACGCCCGCGAGCACCGTCATGCCGCGGGCCGCCGCGAGATCCGCCGCCTCCTTCCGCGAGAGGGAGAGCGATCCGGTGAAGACCACGGCGCAGCCCTCGAACGCCCCGCCCGTGCTCGGCGCGCGGCGCACCGGCTCCGACCGCTGCCGGCGGGCGGTGGGGGCCGGTGCAAAGAGATCGGCAAAGGACGCTCCGGTCTCGGCTTCGGCCGCGAGGATGATCGATGCGCAGGCATAGGCATCGGCGCCCGCATCGTGATGGTCGAACTCGAGCGCGAGATGCGCGCAGACGCTCGAGAGCCCGTGTCCGCCGTTGCCCTTCAGATGCGGCCAGGCGTTCCGCGCCGCCCGCACGCTGTCGTGCCAGGAGGCGGACAGGGGCGGCAGTCCGTACCGCGCGCAAGCGGCCGCGAAAGCGCGATGGTCGAAGCTGCTGTGCTCGACGAGCGGGCTTGCCTCGAGGAGATCCCGCATCGCCGCCATGGCGACCGGGAAGCGCGGCATGCCCCGCACGTCGCCATCGCAGATGCCGTGGATCGCACGGTTGCGGTAATCGATCGGCACCTCGGGATCCACCAGCGTGGAGAAGAGGTGAAAGCCGTTCTGGTGGTCGATGCAGGCGAGGCCGATCTGGCAGATGCTCGCCGGATCGGCGGTCGCGGTCTCGACATCCACCGCAATGAACCGGAACCGGCCGCTGGGCAGGCCCTCGAACTGAGAGCCGTCCCGGGCCGCATGGCCGAACAGCCAGGAAAACGCACGCATACACACACTCCGATTCTTCTCGAGGCAGCGTCCGGTGCCTGAGCGGCCGAAGTCAATCTTGGGGATGGTCGCATTCGCCGAGACTGACCGCGGAGCCACAAGGCAGTCGCCGGAAGGGCGGCTTCCTCATGAACCGAGGCCGGCGCTCGGCGTCCCGCCTCCGGCCATCCATCGGGAGATACAGAATGTCCGCATCGGTGATCGGCGCGCTGAGGGTGAACCTCGGCCTCGACAGCGCAGAGTTCCAGACCGGGCTGAAGAAGGCGCAAGGCTCTCTGGGCCTCGCCGCGCGGTCCTTCCTGGCCTTCTCGGCCGTGGGGGCCACGGCGAGCGCGGCGCTCACGGGGATCGTGGCGCCCACCGCGCGAGCGGCGAACGAGATCTCGCGGCTCTCCCAGGTCGCCAACACCACGCCCGAGGCGCTGCAGCGCTGGTCGGCCGGGGCGCGGACGGTGGGGGTCGAGCAGGAGAAGCTCGCCGACATCCTGAAGGATGTGAACGACAAGGTGGGCGACTTCCTCTCGACCGGCGGCGGCGAGATGAAGGACTTCTTCGAGCAGATCGCCCCGAAGGTGGGCGTCACGGCGGAGCAGTTCCGCAATCTCTCGGGGCCGCAGGCGCTGCAGCTCTATGTCTCGAGCCTCGAGAAGGCCGGCGTCTCGCAGGCGGAGATGACCTTCTACATGGAGGCCATCGCGAACGACGCGACGCTCCTCCTGCCGCTTCTGCGTGACAATGGCGCGGAGATGGACCGGCTCGGGGCGGCCGCGGCCGGGCTCGGCGCGGTGCTGGGCGACGAGGCGGTGGAGGCGCTGCGGCGGACGCATCTGGCGCTCGGTCAGGTCTCGACGGCCGTCGCCGGCGCGCGCGACCGGATGGCGGCCGATCTCGCCCCGGCGGTCGAGGCGATGGCGCTCGCCTTCACCGCCTCGATGCAGGAGGGCGGCGCGCTCAGGACCGTGCTCAACGGGCTCGGCACCGTGGCGGCCGGCGCGGCCCAGGGGCTGATGACGCTCGCGGATCATGCCGACATTCTGGCCTCGGGGCTGGTGGGGATCGCGGCCACGGCGGTGCCCAGCCTCGTCTCCTTGCTCGCCACCATGACCGGCGGCATGGGGATCGCCGCGCTCGCCGCCACTGCCCTGACCTCCGCCCTCGGCGCCGTCATGATCGACGCCCTCCCGACCGCGAGCGGCTGCACCATTCGCCTGAAAAACGGAAACGGGACGTTCTACGACAGCGAGGTCGTCTGGGTCTCGGTCTTTCGATAGGAGCCAGAATGAGAAAGCGCATCATCTATCAGACCGATGGCGGCGGCGTGGCCGTCATCACTCCGGCGCCGGGCTGCGGCCTTACGCTCGACGAGATCGCCGCGAAGGACGTGCCCACGGGCAAGCCCTACAGGATCCTGGACGCGGCCGAGCTGCCGGCCGGCCGCGAGTTCCGCGCCGCCTGGACGGTCGACGAGGCCGACCTCACCGATGGGGCGGGCGCATGATCGTCCGCATCGACCCCGAGAGGAAGCGCGCGATCCAGGCCGAGCGGGCCCGCGCCGAACGCGACCGCCGCCTCGCCGAGACCGACTGGCGCACAGCCCCCGACCGCCCCGACGCCGCCGCCTGGGCTGCCTACCGCCAGGCGCTTCGCGACGTACCCGAGCAGCCGGGCTTCCCGGCCGAAATCTTCTGGCCCGAACCGCCGGCCGCCTGAGGCGCCCCGCCTTCCCGATCATCATGAGAAGGCCCGGCCGCTCCCGGCCGGGCCGAAACCTGCGCATGGCGCGCACAACAGGAGCGGCGCGATGCCGGAAAAGGGACTGATCGACACCATCACGGCGCTCTGGGTCGGGGCCATCGCCACGCTGATCGCGGCCGCCATGGGCCGGCTCATGTATCACGCCGGCGAGGTCCGCGCCCGCCGCCGCGCCTTCCTCGGCTGCGAACTCCTCTGGGAGATCCCCGCCCTCGTCGCCATGGCCTTCATCGGCGAGGCGCTCAGCTCGTACCTCGACCTCGACGGCCGGGCGGCGATGGGCCTCGTTGCTATGCTGGCCTATCTAGGGCCAAGGGGCACAACGGCGATGCTGGAGCGGCTCTGGCGGGGAAGGAGCGCGGGGTGAGCCACTATCGAATAGATGATCGCCCCGCCTTTGCGGGGCGGGGCAATCTAATGCAGCGCCTCAGGCGGCAGCCAGATGATAGGGTCTGATGAGGCATTCGGATGGAATGCCCCAGACCGTATGCAGCTTGTGGATCATGTCCACGGTCAGCGCCCGACGACGGTTCATGATCTCCGACGCCCGCGGCGCCGAGCCGAGCAGGCGTCCGAGGTCGGCTTGTGTCCGGCCGGTCTCCGTCATGTGGGCGCGGATGAGCTCGACCGGCTCGGCTTCAGGGATCGGGAAATGCCTGTCCTCATAGTGCTCGACCAGATCGACGAGGATGTCGAGCATGTCCCCTTCCTCCGTCCCGGGGGCAGCCCCCCAAAGACGATCAATCGCCGCAAGGGCGGCGGCGTGGTCCTCCTCGGATCGGATGGGTTTGAGCATGGCGGGTCTTCCGGGTTGGATTTATGGGATCAGACTTCAGAAGGCTTGAGAGACGGTTAAGGCGTCGATGCGGTCGTACTCGGCATGGGTGCCGATGAACTTGATGTAGGCAATCGCCCGAACGAAGTCGAAAGCGACGACCATCCGGTAATTGCCGCCCTGGACCTCGAAGCGCACGCGCTCTGCGTTCAGGACCTTTGCCTTGGAGAAAGACGCCTGAACATCCTGCGTCGTTCCCCAGGACGCAGCTTTGGCAACGCGGAACCAGTGCTCCAGGGATGCCCGGGTTTCAGGGTGAGCGGCGGCGTAAGCGGTGATCGTGTTTCTGGCGATAATGCGCATGGACGCCGTCCGTTCCCGAAATGGGAACATAGGCGCCACCGGTTCACCCGTCAAGGATTTTGTTCCCGTACTGGGAACGCCATCCCCTGCCCCGCCCTCGGGCGGGGCTTTTGCATATGGAGAAAGACGTGACGACATCCGAGATCCAGCGGCTGCTCTCGGCCGCGGGGCTCTACCGAGGCGCCATCGACGGCGATGCGGGGCCGCTGACCCAGGCGGCGGTACTGGCGGCGCTCGAGGGAGAGCCGGTGCCCTGGCGCGCTTGGCCCGCTCCCCGGCAGCGGATCGCGGCGGGCCAGGCGGTGCTGGCGCGGCTCAGGCACGCACCCGGCCGGATCGACGGGCTCCTCGGGCCCAACACCCGCGAGGCACTGACCGCCTGGGCCTCCGAGCCGGTGCGCGCCGCCGTCGACCGGGTGCCGCAGCCCGGCCATGCCGTGGCCGATGCCCAGGGCGCCTATCCGCGGCAGGAGTCGGTGGCGACCTTCTACGGCGTGGCCGGCGGCCCCGACTGCACGGCCGGCGTGGTCGAGCTGCCGATCCCGTTCCGCCTCGCCTGGGATCTCAACACGAGCATCACGAACTTCCGCTGCCACAGGCTCGTGGCCGCGCCCCTGACGCGGATCTTCCGCGAGGCGGTGGCACACTACGGCGCCGCCAAGTTCGAGAGCCTGCGCCTCAACCTCTTCGGCGGCTGCTTCTACCACCGACCCATGCGCGGCGGCTCGGCCCTCTCGATGCACGCTTGGGGCATCGCCGTCGACCTCGACCCCGAGCGCAACCCGCTCCGCTGGGGCCGCGACCGGGCGAGCTTCGCCGCGCCCGCCTACGAGCCCTTCTGGACCATCGTCGAAGCCGCCGGCGCCACCAGCCTCGGCCGTGCCTTTAACCGCGACTGGATGCACTTCCAGTTCGCCCGCCTCTGAAGGAGAGTAAGCACCCGGTTGCGGCCGCCTTCTGATGCTGCCGGTTTCGGTCTAGCCATCCGTCGTTATTGACGTCGTTACCGACGTCGTCTGTGGCGG